ATTCTTGGTAACAGTAGCATCGCCATTTGTGACGCCAACGTTGTTCGCAAATGTCGCTGCATCAATCGTTCCGAATACAGCCATTTTTCTCCTCGTATAGTTTGAGTATTTCTAAGTTTTATTTATAAAAAAGGGGGACCGAAGTCCCCAAGGTATCACTCTTCTCTTGCTTTGATAGCAGCGGTAACAGTAGCTAATAGTTGATCATCCATTTCGGTCTTGGTCAGTTTAACTGCCTTGCCGAGGATTACTAAGCAAATTTCAATCAGTTTCTCACCAAGTTCCTCATTGTCAGGAATCTTTGCGACTGCATCAGAAATTACTTTTGTTGCTAGGGGTAGTAAAAAGGAAAGCATAATCTTACATTGTAGTGCAATTCCTATTTATTTCTCCCACTCATCTAAAATGTCTGTCAACTTAGACATGAACTGTTTGAAAGTTAGTAACGTTCCAGAACGATAGTCACGGCGTGCTTTCTGAACACCACCTTCAAATGATTCTTTCTTAACTTTCTTTTCTGGGAGACCTTTATGCTTTGTCTTAGCAAAATCCTTTACGTCGGACTTGGACATGGAGGCTGCAGCTTTGGAAACCTCAGGCGAGGTCTTTTCCATTTCCCCTTTCTGAGTCGCTCTAACCATCCCGAAGAATCTTTGTTGGGATTTTGATTTCGCTCGTTCGGTGATTGGATCGAACCCTCTTCCGTCAACAACTTTTGACCAAGGGGCATATAAAGGACCTTCATAGTTTTTCGCCTCATTTGTTGCACGGGTAGTCATACCCTTCTGACCATCAGGAATATTAGGCATCACTTCTACATTACCAGACTTCTTATTCTTCAGTTTAGATTTTACCTTCTTTTCTTTTTTATCGCAACCGCACTCTTCACGGAACTTATCGAAGGATTTCATTTTTTCTTCGTCATACCGATGATCTTAGAGACCTTCTTACGACGTGCTAAAAGATACTTATCGGACTTATCATGATCACCGTCATTATCAATATCCTTATCTTCTTTACCAACTGGATCTAGTTTCTTCTCTGCTAGTTCCTCACCATCATGGGTTAGTTCGTCGCCTGCCTTGACACAGTTGTCAACTGTCTTACCACCTTTCTTCTTAGTACCAGCAAGCTTGTATCCCTTCCAACATGCTTTACCGTCTAGACCTTTTGCCTTTTCGATGACATAAGTTTCTCCATCGATCTCATACTCTTCACGCTCTAGAACTTCTGGAGTAGCGAGTTGTGCTTTAGCAGATGGTTTTTTTGCTTCTTTCTTCTTAATAGAAGTCTGCTCAATCTCAGCACCGTTAGACTGTGGATCCATACCATCAAATGGTGCTTCGGAAAGATGCAAGTCAGGCATTTGAGTGTTCTGGAAGCAATCGCCACCCATCCACTGACCATAAGATTCCATCAAACCAGATGAAAACTCATCGTTGTTTTGTACTTTATTAATTGGATCTGGTTTCTTCATTTCTTAAAGGGAGGTTCTTCTCGTATTATTTATAGATCTAATGTTCTTAATCCACTCACGAAACATATTTCCTTCTTCGGAAATAACAATGGCATAGTTGCCACCAACTCTATGAATATGTCCTCTGTCTCCTGTGCGAGAAGACATTACACTATCACCTTCTTTAAAGACTTCTTCATGTCGCTGTTGCTGTCGAAGTGCTTCTTCTCTTAGTTTCTTGAAATCTTTCATTTAAAATTAGCTGGCAAGTTTGCTGCAATTTCTGCCATGAGTGCAGCACAATCTTGATCACGTAATGCTCCAGGAATACCAGAACGAAATGTTTTAAAGTCACCAGCATGTGCTGCACGACGCATCTTCGTTCCTGAAATGGCAAAAGTATCACCGTCAGCATCTCTACTTCCAGAAGATTTAATTTCAATCTTTCTGAAGGAAAAATCTTTTCCGTTATATTTATGGAGAAACTGCATAGCAGCAACTCTGTCAGAACCTACTAAAAATACAACCTCATCATAACCTGCCATCATAATATCTTGTAAGATAGCAACAGGTTGTTTTGGTCCAGAATATATTTTACCACGATGTTCTGGAAACATCTTATTCATATAATATAACTTTCTATCAGGCAAGAGAGGGTTGCTACCTTTCGTATCTACAGTTTGAGAAATATAAATTCGATAGTCATGCTGACCAGCAGCACGCTTCACTCCATCAAAGTTCTGTTTGTGTCCTGTAGTAGGTGGTTGAAACCTACCAAATGTAAAATAGCAAACCTTTCCGTCTAACGCCATTGCTTTTGAAGAGTGAAGTTGTTGTATGCAAACTCAAGACGGTTGACAAACTTAATCATGTCCCCATCCTTATGAAGGACATATCCTTCGGGTGTTGTGACCTTATATCCTTTGTCTGTCTGTACAAAAGTCCTGAATTCTTCCAGGTGGTCAAGTTTATCTATAACCATTTGCTTGACTGCTTGCAGTTCTTTATACAAAGCAAGCATAGCTTTAAATTTATAGACGTTATTTACAAGATAGTTCTCACTCTCGTATACCAAATTTCTTTTCTTGACTAGGTTTGCAGGAGTCTTAATCTTTGCAAGTTCCTTACTCATCTTTGCATGATAGAAATTTGCCAAGTCATACATTGCTTCATCAACATTAGTAATACTCCTAGCATTTTTAATTTCATTGTTGAAGAACTGCTTGAGATAAGATGCAATATGAAACTTCTTATCTCCAGTTGTGCCAGTAGCATCAACCAGTTCATCAAGGAAGTCACCACATACATGACACATACGTTCAATCTTTCTGACATATGCATCAAACTTTGCTTCTTCTGAATGATTCAATCCAACACGATCCATAGGTGTATCGTTTTGAACTACGAGAGCATCTGTAGATCCTTTTACTGTTGCACCAGCTAATGCCTGCATAGATTGAAAGTCATCACCTGAGTAATGAGTATGAAATACAACACCAATCTTTGCTCTACCTGCTGCTTGACCTATAGGATGATCTGTAGGAATACCATATGTAATAGTGTTGGGTCTAAACGTATAAAGTCTTTCACCATGTACCGTCTCTGTTCTCAAAGTAGATTTTGTAAACAAGAGATCACCTTGGACGATTCCTTTGATACCAAGACCAGAAAAATATTTCAGAGAATACTTCAACTTCTCTGCTAGATCTCCTTCATAGTATAGATCTACATCAAAATCTGTGTAACAAATTTTTGGTGTCTTTGCGAAGACAGATTTAGTTCCTACAAAAAATAAACCACTGTTAGGATCAGTACCACATATCACAGAAGGAGCACCATCCCACTTCGTTTGCATAAAACCAGTGCTATTGTCACACCCAAGCATCTTGCGTAGTTCTTTCAAAAAAGACACAGCAGCTTTGCAACCCTCAACTCCATAGTTGAGCATCTCATCTTCTAGGTGTTCTAAGTGTTTGAGTTGCTTTACGTTTGCCATCAGTCTTTAAATACCGTCTCGATACTTTCTCCTTTCATTTTATATCCAGACTGTAACTTATCAGGATACACACGATCAGGGTCAGCAGTAGTTCCCCTATCAGAAGTATTTCTGATGTTGAATGTCATATCTAAAAGAGGTGTAGACATATGAATGTTTACTCTCTTCGCTCCACCTGTTTCACCACCATATGAAATTCTGACATTAGTAACATTTGCTGCTTGGTTTAAGAACTGTTGAGTAATTTCCATATGTTTAATCTTGCCTTTATTCATATGAACATAATGATATCCATATCCAAGAGATCCTTTTATCAGTTCTTCTAACAAAGACTTATTATAATTTGGTGAAGCATCCACTACTTTAAAATTTCTATTGCCTGCTTGATATTGATTGAAAGTTGCACAAAAATTTGCTTCATCCAGTCCAAAAGTTTTCATCAATGCTATACCAGACTTCGTAGTAATTTTTCCTGCTTTTACTTGATCAACAGGAAACACATCTTTCTTCAATCCGAGGTTGGATAGTGTAGTTGTTCCACTAGTTTTTAGTGATAGGTAATATTTGTGTAGTGGTTTACCTTTACACTTTGATTCTAATGTCAAATCAGTAATAGTAGAACCGATTTCATATCCAGAACTTGGAGATGCTGTACCAATAGTCCAATGTCCATTTGAAATTTGCATTGGTCTAGCTTTGTTCTCAGCACCCTCTGCAATAACTCGTACACCAATACAATCTTCTAAGTGGTAGTGTTTTACTAGACCGTAAATAAAATCTCTATACTTATTAGTGCTTAATTGATCTGGGTTTTCAATCCAATCGTTAAGTCCATCTTCTAGTTGCTTCTCAAAAAGACTACCTTGGTTACCAGATCCTCTGTTTCCTCTACTACCATCACCAAAGTCTGCATTTAATACAGTAAGTTTCAACTTCCTCTTGATTTCTGCTTTAGTAAATTCTGTTTGTAATGCCCTAGCTATCTTTACTTGTTTCTTATTAGTAGGATCAAATGCAAGAGGATTTTCCATGCCATATGTACTGACAAGATAATTCCACAATCTTAATGATTCTGCTGCAGCAACTTTATCCATGTGCTTCACAGAAGAACCTGCATCAGAAAACGTAGATGGTATAAGATTGTACGCCATATAAAAAAACCTCCCGTCTAACTATTTAGAGGGAGGTTACGGTTATTCTTTCTCTTCACTGACTTCAGGTTCACTGGGTGCCTTGGATGGGACAAACTCATCACGAGATCGATTCTTAATTACGATGAAAGCATCCTTATTGTACTTACGGGTGCCTTTGACAGGTGCCCACTTGGTGCCAGCACCATCAATCTCATAGACTGAGGTGCCACCAATCTCAATATGGATATCATCCATGGGTTGCCATCCCAAAGTCTGAATGGTTTGCCAGAGATCTTCTTCAGTAAATTTCATCGGTCATTAGCTGCACGGTTTTCAGACATATAAGCATCAAAGGTTCCCTTAGGATAACGCTTAGACAACTTACGGATATTGGTATCAAGAACTTCTTCCATACTGATACCTAGAGACTGTGTTGCTTGAGCAACATACCACATAACGTCACCCAACTCAATAATAAGATGCTCACGGTTATCTTCGTTCCAAGGTTTGCCTTGGAAAACCATCTTCTTAATGATCTCAAGGAATTCACCACCTTCAGCGTTAATCCCAACGCCAGCAGTAAGGAGACGCTCAATATTGGCACCCTCACGATCCAACTCGCCAATACGATCAGCGAAATCAACAAAGTTTGTTGAAGGTTCTGAAGTAACCTCGGAAACAAACTCTTCATACTTACTAAAATCAATCATACATTCCACTCAGCAAATTTAGATAAACGGGTTTGTGTTTCGGAAAATTGTTGGAAGTCCTCACCAGGATCTTCATCATTGATGCCGATTGCAGAAGCATCATCAGCAACATCATACAGCTTCATCTTCGATCTGTCAATTCCCACCATGAATTTTCGTGAGGTAACAAGGTCTGAGTATCTGTTCTTAAGTTGTTTGACCATGATGCGACCCTGTTGTTCCAACTCCTCAGTGCTAATAAGGGCAAACATAAAATCAGCAGTGGCAGGTAGACCAAAAGACTCAGAAGTATCGGTAAGATCTGGATCGCTATTGCCATAACCACTACGAGTGGTCTGAGTAGCACTAACAATAGGAACCCCAACTTCCACAGCAAGACCACGAAGCTCCTCAGCAATCGCTTTAACATACGTGTAACTATTGACAATCGCACCTTTGTACCTCACACTTGCACAGATATTAAGATAATCAATGAAGATGATGTCAGGTTTGAAATCTTTCTTCAATTTGAGATCGCTTAGGAGTGCCTTGAAATGACCAGCATGTGCTGATGCAGTTGGATACTCTTTGATGATAAGTTTTCCTCTAGTTTTTCTAGCGATCTCTTGAACTTTACTAGAGAATAGAACTTCAGGTAGTTCTACAATGTCTTTTACATTGACGTTCAGAAGGTTTGCATCAATTCGTTCAGCAATTTTTTCCTCTGCCATCTCACATGTAATATAGAGTACGTTGTACCCTTCTGTGAGTGCGGCACCAGCGCAATGGCACATGAATAGAGACTTGCCGACGCCCGTTCCAGCAAGAGCGACATTGAGAGTCTTGTTAGAGAGACCACCTTTGGTAATGAAGTTAAACTTCTCCAAATCAAATGGGACTTTCTCTTCTTTTCTGTGATAGAACTCATATCTGTCTGTTGCTTGTTCAATGTAATCGTGTCCTATGTGTTCGTCGAACGATACCGCCAAGGCTTCTTGGAGAATCGAGGGTATCGCATCTCTCGAAATTTTCTTATCGCCTCCGTCTGCGATCTTGATCGACTGCATGAGGGCGAGGTAAATTGCTCGGTCCTTACACCACTTTTCTGTGGCGTCGAGTAACCATTCATAATCGACCCACTCGTCTGAGAGGGAGGATATCGTCGATACCGAATCTTTGTACGTGTCGTCAGTAAGATCTGTACGATTTTGTAAATTAATCGTAAGGACTTCTTGAGTAGGAATTTTGTCGTACTTAGCAGCGAAGTCAGCAATCTCTTCGTAGATAACTTTCTCATGATAGCTCTCATAATATTCTGCTTTGAGAAATGGAACCACCTTGCGATAATACTCCTCGTTATGTAGGAGATTTCTCAAGATGGTTGTTTCAATGCGTTCATTCATCTAGTTTCAACCTCGCAAATGATTTCTCACTCAGTCTTTTCTGTATCAATTTACCATACTCTTCATGTAATTCACAACCAAGATAATGTCTATTTAATGTTTTAGCAACAAGTGCTGTTGTTCCAGATCCCATGAAAGGATCTAGTACAATGTCACCCTCTTCACTTCCAGACTTGATACATGGTTCAATTAGTTCTGGTGGATACACAGCAAAGTGTGCTCCTTTGTATGGTTTAGTTTTAACTTCCCACACAGTTTTCTTACGCTTCAATCCTTTACCATCTACCGTTGGTTCTTTGATAGCATCAACATCAAAATAATAATTCTGACTTTTACTAAACAAAAAGATGTACTCATGGGATTTAGTACACCTGTCCCTCACACTCTCTGGCATAGGATTAGGTTTATTCCATATGATATCCTGCCTCAGATACCATCCGTCTGCTCTCATAGCAAACGCAAACATCCAAGGAATACCAATGAGATCTTTTTCTTTGAGACCTTCTAGTTTGTTACCTCGTCTAGCACATGTGCTAGGAAGATCCTGATTAGTTTTAGATACTGACTGTTTGTGAATAGCTTGTCCTTTGCCTGGTCTATAGTTGTAATAACTATCCCCAAGATTAACCCAGCAAGTTCCATCATCAGTAAGACAATTTCTTACCTCACGAAATACTTTTACAAGACTGTCAACATATTCTTCAGGTGTTTGTTCCAGACCAATTTGATCCTCTTCTCCACCATAATTTCTCAACCCATAATAAGGAGGAGATGTTACACACATTCTAGCTTCACCATTAAACTCCTTAAGAGTTTCACGACAGTCACCGTAGAGAATAGTGTCCTTCAATTGATAACCTCCTTAACAAATAGTTCTTCCATATTACCATGATCCACACGGAATGCAGTACCACGATTGCGAAGAGATTTGCCAATCATCTTCTGTGTACGCATACGAATATCAATAACAATCATACCATTTTCTATTGCAGTACGAAACAAGTTCTTGTCAGTACCAATGAAACGATATGCTTCATTGTAATGAAAGTATTCTACACCATCACGTTTTTCAACGTCAGCAAATACTTTTACACATGCTGGGAACTTCTTTGCAAACTGGTTGACAAGTGTCTCCCAATCCCACATGACAATGATAGTATTACCATGCACAACAGCACAGTAATCATCAGTGGTCACGATAGAAAGACCACGCTTGTTAACAGTTTTAGTGACGGTAGATTGTCCACTCAACTCACCAATGTTAGTGGTATGAGGGAAACCATATGTTTCAATGTAATCTCGTTGAGGCACTACCCAATCACCTTCTTTAGTGAACAGTGTCTGCTTACCACCAGCACCTTTACGTGCTGCTTTAAGTTCATTGCCCACAAGATCAGGACCAGAGATACAATTCTCAGTCAGTCCCAGTTCTTGTTCAAGAGTGTGACCTACACCAGTGTTGCCTTTGCGATGAGATTTGATGTAACCACGTTCTTTGATCGCATTAAATTTTTGCTTGAACGTTGTGAGATCCATGGGTAATCCTCGATGGTTGATAGACATACTATACAATGAAAAAGGGGGTTTTGCAACCCCCTGTAGACAGCTCATCAATTGCCATAAGAAAATTCTTTCTGTGCTGCCTCTTCGAGTTTTTCCATCACTTCGGGGGTGAAATATTTTTCGGGATCAGCAAGTATAGCAGAAGGATAAACGGTAGATTCCCCAACAATAACCCGATTCCCCTTCCGCTGGAAGACCCCGTACTGTTCACCCAGTTCCAGTAAGCCGTAGTATTTGTCAAGACCTCGCTCGTCAAAAAATAGACGTGTTGCAACTTTACTTCCCTCCACTGTTAATCGAGACTTCTTCGCCT